ATCCTTGATGAAGTAAACTGCAAGATCACTGACCTAGAACTAAGAGAAAGAAAAGCACTGGTTAAAATGTTTGAATACGAGAAGCCAGGTGCTAGGTATTTGCCGAGTGTCCGATTAGGTAGATGGAACGGCAAAACCAGCTACTTTAGTTTAGGTGGTCAAACATACGTCAATTTACTAACCGAAATCATCCCACTATTAGATCAAGCTGGATATGAAATTGAACTTGATGATCGTAGAAAACACGATACAAGTTTCAACTTTGATTTGGTAAATATAGATAGCTTTAAAGATAAGGTTTGGCCCAAAAAACATCCACAAGAAGGTCAACCCATACAACTTAGAGACTATCAAGTTGATATCATCAACACACTATTAGCAAATACACAATCAATGACCGTTGCTGCAACTGGTTCAGGTAAAACAATCGTTACAGCAGCACTAAGCTATAGTGTAGAAAAATATGGTAGAACAATTGTTATTGTTCCTAACCAAAGCCTAGTAACACAAACAGAACAAGACTATATAAATTTGGGTTTAGATGTTGGTGTATTTTTTGGCAATAGAAAAGAATACAACAAACAACATACTATTTGTACTTGGCAAAGCTTACATTCGCTTAAAAAACAAAGTAAAGAAAAAGAATTAGAGATTTCTATCTATGATTTTATACGTGATGTGGTATGTGTCATAGTGGATGAAGCGCATGGCATCAAAGCTGAAGGACTTAAGACATTGTTGATCAATGAAATGGCTAATATTCCAATTCGTTGGGCAATAACAGGTACACTACCAAAAGATGAATTCAGCAAAAAAGCATTAGAAATAAGTATTGGACCTTCTATTGGTAAAATAGATGCTAAAGATTTGCAGGATAAAGGTGTACTTAGTAATTGCAATATCAATGTCTTTCAATTGCAAGATAAAGTTGAATATAAGGACTATCAAAGTGAGTTGAAATTTTTGACAACCAACCTTGATAGACTTAAATACATTAGTAAGCTTGTAATAGATTTTCCAAACAACACATTGATTTTGATTGACCGGTTAGAAGCCGGAACAATATTGGAAGAATTATTATCTGATTTGGCAAACACTAAACAGCACAAACCAGAAATAGTATTCCTTTCAGGTAGCACTAAACTTAATGAACGAAAAGAAGAATATGAAAGTGTTACCAGTACCAGTAATAAAATTATCATTGCTACCTATGGCATTGCTGCTGTAGGCATTAATATAGTAAACTTGCACAATGTAGTATTGATTGAACCAGGTAAATCGTTCATCAGAACTATTCAAAGCATAGGGAGAGGCTTACGTAAAGGTAACGATAAAGATCACGTAGAAATTTACGACATCACAAGTTCTTGTAAGTTTTCAAAGCGGCATCTTTCTGCTAGAAAACAATACTATAACGAAGCTAGATATCCACACACAACCAAAAAACTAGAGTACAAATAATTATGAACATATTACTGCTTTCAAATGAAAAATACAACCTAGAAAATCTACCCGACGAAGTAGATGACATTAGGTTCGCTATATTAGACAACAGCAACCAACAGAATGTAGACTACTTTTTTATTCCACTTATATTCTTAGAAAGTTTTAGTTCTCCTGCATTGGTATTAAAGATAGGAGATGCTACAATTAAAATGCCAGTAGATTGGCAAATTGTAATTGGTGAAAAAGATCACGGTGATCTTGAAGCATTACCACTTACTAGTTTAAATGATCGCGGATTCAGTGCCTTTTCTTTTAATCCATTATCATCATTTCTCCCAGAATTCTTGCCCATTGAAATCGTAGACATTTATCATGATGTAACATGGTACAGCCCTAGATTGAAAAATGGTCAATATCTTTGTGTACCAATTGAAGAAGGTGAAAAGCCAAGATGCGTTTACTTTATTAAAGAAGTAAGCCGCAGTTGTGAAGTAATTGATTACAGTAAAGCTTTTTGAATATGAACACAGACTTTGATTTGTTTGATGCACTTACTGCATTGGATAAAAAAGATTATGGTTATTACAGTAGACTTTCAGAAGAACAAAAACGAAAATTTGTACCCTTCATGTTGGTGCAATGGTTCAGTGCAGTAAAAGGCAATAGTGACCTACAAAGGTATTATTTGTCTAGTACTGATTACCATGCTAACAAATATATGTTCAATGAAACGGTACAAAAACATCCTGAACTAGTATGGTTGATGTTATGTGCTGCTAGTCCAAATATGGGAAAACAATTTCATCAGTATATTCCCAACATCAGTGCAAGTGTAGCAAAACTCAAGACTTCACCTAAACACAAAGATATTGTTGAATACTATAGTAAAATCTATAAAAATGCTGACAAAGAAACAATCAAGGCAGTAGCCACAGCGTTTGTAGAAGAACACAAAACAAAAAAATACTTAGCCGATGTTTATCCTAACTTAAAACTTGAAGACATCGAAACCTTATCTAAACTTATCACACAAGAAGATATAGATGATTATGAAAGACAAAGAGGAAACGGTTAATGAAGAATCCACTTGTGAGTTCTGTAATAAAACCTTCAAGCGTTTCTCCTCTATAGTAAAACATTCATGTGAACAAAAAAGAAGATGGCTAGATAAAGACAAGCAACCAAATCGTATTGGGTTTCAAACTTGGTTAGTGTTTTACAAGAAAAATTCAGCCGCAAAGAAAACAAAAACATATCAAGACTTTATACAAAGCGCATATTATTCAGCGTTTGTTAAGTTTGGGCATTATTGTGTTGAAGCCAATGTAATCAATGTTGTAAAGTATGCTGAATGGTTAGTAAACAACAACATTAGATTAGATATTTGGAATACGGATACAAATTACAATAAGTTTTTGATTGAATTTATTCGTAATGAAGATCCATTTGATGCCTTATACCGTAGTGTAGAGACAACTATGGATATTGCTAAAAATGAAAATATCAAGCATAGTGATATTTTTAGATATAGCAACAAAAACAGATTATGTCATAAAATTACCACAGGTAAGATCAGTCCATGGATGTTGTATCATAGTGAAAGTGGTACAAAATTTCTTGAATCATTAGATGAAACACAAGTAAGAATGGTTCTTGATTATATTAATCCAGAATTATGGGCGATCAAGTTCATCAAGAATTCCGACTTTGTAAAATCTATTAAAGATATACTGAAGCAAGGTGGATATTGAATGGCGTTGCAAGAACAATGGTATTTTGAAAATGAAAAGTTAGGTTGGTATAAATTTATCAAACCTGTTACTTTTCCTCTGTATGATGAAATGTTAGAATTTATAGAACAAAATGTTGAAAACCCATATCGTCATTGTAGATGGAATATTAGGTTAAATGATGAAAAACTTATAACATTTGTGTCGGCTTTCAAGTTTAGATATGAACGAGATTATATAAATTTTGTATTGAGGTTTTCGTAACATGGAGAATAAATTTTATCTAAAATTAGATGGTAGGCATACTGGTTATAACCACTTCAAATATTTGGTTAACGCAAGAACTTGTTATCTAGATAAATTCACAAACAAATATCAACGTACACAGTTGTTTTATGAATTTAAAAGTTTTTGCACCGATACATTCGGTCACAGCAAAGATTTAGTTGATTGGTTGGCTGATATTGATTTTGATTTTTCAACCGATTCATGGTTTGTAAAAGAAAATGCTTATGTTCATAATGAGCATTGGTCTTATTTACAAGATGAAAGCCGAGAAGCAATCTATTTGCGTACTGACGAAGATTTATCAACTTTTTTGTTGAGATTTAAGTAGTTTGATATTGTGTTGGATTCAATGTATCTTCGGAACTGATAGGATCACTGAGTACTACTTGAGGCGTTGTTCCCATACGAACCATAATATTATTTGCATGTACATCACTTTCTGTATGTGGTACACGAATTATTAGACGTTTTATAAGTGCAATTAGTTGTAGTAGATTTGGATCAAAATTCTTAAAACTTAAATTAGAAAATGAATTAGCAGGATAGGTTTCTATTGACATATCTATGACTTTGGCTAATCTTTTCCATAAATCAGTGTTGTTCAAATCTTCATACTTCATGCTTGTAGATCCTAC